ATCTGGTACAAATGCAGTGTCTGGTAGCGTTGATGGTACAGCAATCACCACAGCTCAAATGCCATCGCATAACCACGGTATCAATGACCCTGGTCACGCCCACGGTGTTGCTGATCCAACTCACGCCCACGGACAAGGTGCTTATGGTAACTGGCCAGTAAACCCAGGTTCTTACTGGAACTTGGCAGCTCCTACAAGTACAGCAGGAGCATATACAGGTATTGGTATTTACGGCGCAGGAACTGGTATCAGCACGCAAGCTAACGGTAGCAATGCAGCTCACTCACACGGAGTATCAGGCGTAGCTGTTGCCTTTACTGGAGCAGCTCACACGCATACATTTACGGGCACAGCAATCAATCTCGCCGTAAAATATGTAGACGTAATTGCAGCATCTAAAAATTAAAGGATAAAGAAAAATGTCTGACGCTCCGTATGTTCCACCTTATATCCCACCTGTAAACCCAGCTGATATTCCTCCAGGATGCTATTTTGTGTGGAATCATGAACTACAACGATATGACTATCCACCAATACCAGCTCCAATCTCAGATCAGAACTTTCCTGAGCCTTTAGTAAATCAACCTACAACCCCATAAAATGGGTGCTCTAGAGGTACGAAAAAACGTACTAGATGCCGAATTACTAAACGAGCTGCATTTATTTACGCGGCAAGGTATGGCTCCGACAAGGATTAACTTCTTTAACTGGAGCCAATCAGTAGTTCAATCTAGCAATGCGATTTTCTTTTTTGAGTTAGAAGATGAGTTGAAGCAAAAGATCATCTCTACCTTGTTAGAAAAAGGGATCATTAAAAAGCAACCTAAGAGATATGCAGCCAATGTTGCACTGTACTCTAGACAATCTTTTATTCCTTGGCATGATGATGGTAGTCACCTAACTTCAATCACCATCTACCTCAATCAAGAATGGAGTAAAGATTGGGGCGGATATTTTGCGTATGAAGAAGGTGAAGAAGTTAAAGCAATTGTGCCAACGTATAACACATGCGTAGCTTTTGAACCTCCCTTGATGCATAGTGTTACATTAACTAATCTAAACGCCCCATTTAGGGAAAGCCTACAAATCTTTATTGACGAGTTTGAAGATGCAAATTGAACCAAAAGCTAATTGCCCATTAGACGGCTTTAACCCATGCAGAAAACTAGATTGCGCGTGGTTTATGAAAGTCGCCGGTAAAAACCCCAACACAGGAAAAGATGTTGAAGAGTGGGGTTGCGCGATGGCTTGGCTTCCTATTATGATGGTTGAAAATAGTCAACAACAACGCCAAACAGGCGCAGCTGTTGAGTCGTTTCGTAATGAAATGGTGAAGTCAAATCAATCGACTCAAAGAATTCTTTTGGCCACTGCAAATTTTCCAAGCACGCCAAATCTTATTGACGAGTCAAAATAGTTTTATAGGGGCTCATAATGTTCTCTGGATCTTCGTTCTCTGAAACTCCTTATTCAAGTATTAAGTCAGGAAACTCGTTTATAAAGGTGATGACCATTTCAGTCACATCTTTCGTAGCAAGATCTACGCTAACATTGAAAAATATTTTGATTTCTTGCATTTCAGCTGTTTCAATGTTGAAAATGGTCAATAAGAACTTAGCGGTGTTAGTTTTGGCTGCGGTGTCTCAATTAAGAGCCATTAGCAAAACCATAGCGTTTTTTATTACTACCACATTAGTTGTCCAATTGTCGATGATAAAGACCTTTGTGCTTAGTGCATCTGGCGGAGTAACCCTTTCTAAAACAGTAGGCATCCTAAGATCGATTTCAACAACTTCAACAATTACAACTTCAAGATTTATTGGCCAGACAATTGCTTTTGCATCTAGTGTTGTTCTTGTAGCTACAAAAAATATCTTAAAGCCGCTTTCAGCAGCTTCTACAGCTGTCGCTACGTTGACTAGGCAAGCTGGTAAGTTGTTGCTCACTACAGCAACTGCTGCAATCGTAACGCCTAGAAATCTCTTTGTCAATGTTTACTATTTTGTTTCAGCAACGTATATCTCCATTCAACATAATGCAGGACATCTTCTTACAATCGCTGTTCTTGTTGTCACAGACATCCAAATCGGCCGCTTTATTAAAACAGCTATCAGTTGGGCAATCACAGGCTCGGCCGCAGTTTATAAACAAGTCAGCAACTTACAAGTTGTTGCAGCTAATTCAATAGCCGCCCTTACAAATCAGGTTGGTAAGCTGCTTAACACCACTGCAACAGCTTCCATGTACATTGCCCGCGCGATTAGCGTAACTTACGTAACTAGCGTTTTATCGCTTCTGGCAATTGGCCGGTTCATTAGTACTACTCTCAGCACACTTGTTATTGGCTCAGCTGCTGTCTACAAGCAAGTTAGCAGCTTACTCATTGCAGCTGTTAGTTCAGTAGCTACGCTTACAAACCAGATTGGTAAGTTAGTCGACATGGTTGTTGTAAGCTCGTTGGTGTATATCAATCGAGTGATCGGCGCTACGTACTCAGTTGCTGTGACTACGTCCATACAAATCGGTAGATTTATCAGTGCATCATACGCAATTGCAGTTTCATCTTTTGTTTACATTGCTAAATTCTTAAGTATCACAAAATTTGTGGACGTGCTATCAACAAACTTGATGATTAAGTCAATTAACATGTTGCAGAGTGTGATCACCTACGTAGAATCTCAACTCAGTACACTTCGAGGTCATCTAATGATGGTCTCAGTTAGTGCTACCGCGTCCATTGTGCGACAAATCAGGCCAATTTTGACCGTGGCGGTCCAAGGTATAATAACGCTATTCGCCCAGTTGAAAAAGCCACTAGAGCTAGACTACCGCTACCTAGCCCAGTCGTTTGTGAGAGAATATACTACTTACATTGGCGAGCGGTTTTATACAGCTTACTCATCGGTGCGTGACTACATAGCGAGGACCTTGAAATGACATGCAACATTTTGACTGATAAAGATCCAGATGAGGATGTCATTATCACTTTTGACTATTCTGATGCATTAGCTCCCGATGAGATTCTTGTCAATGTTGTTTCAGTTGTTGTGACATTGAACTCAGGAGTCGATCCTAATGCCTCAAATATTCTTTCAGGAGCTTCTTGGATTGACCCATCTGGAAAATTTGCACAGCAGCCAGTTGTTGGTGGTCTTGATAACGTGACCTACAACATCCAAATGCTCTGTGATACCAGCATCCCACACCGCCGCTTGGCAGTAACTGCCATCCTACCTGTAAGGGCACAAAATAATGGCTAAGCAAAAAAGCATTCAACGATTTGCCAACAGTTCTTTAAACAAGGACAATCGGGCAAGAGACAAAGCGAAGCGCGGCGTTGCAGCTGATAGCTTCGTTAATTTTTCTCAGAACATGGGTATCGGTTCAGATAATCCATTAACGTCTTCGACTTACGGCTTCAACCCGATTACTCGCAATCGAACATTGCTTGAATGGATCCATCGCGGATCTTGGTTAGGTGGTGTTGCTGTTGACGTTGTTGCTGATGACATGACAAGAGCTGGTGTTGAGCTCAAAGGCAAGTTAGATCCTGATGACATGCAGCACATCGAAGAAGTTGCCACAATGTACGGCGTTTGGAATCAGATCAACGACGCCATTAAGTGGTCTCGTCTTTATGGTGGTTGCATTGCCGTCATGCTGATTGATGGTCAAGATCCTGAGACGCCGCTGCGACTAAATACGATCCGCAAGGGTCAGTTCCGTGGCTTGTTAGTTTTAGACCGCTGGATGGTTGAGCCTAGTCTTTCAGACCTGGTTACTGAAATGGGCGCCAACATGGGTGAGCCTAAATTCTATTCAGTAACAGCAAACGCGCCCGCATTAAACCGCCAAAAGATTCATTACAGCCGTTGCTTACGTCTTGAGGGTGTTCGTTTGCCATATTGGCAGCGAGTAATGGAGAACCTTTGGGGCTTATCCGTATTTGAACGTCTCTATGATCGCATGGTTGCGTTTGATTCAGCCACAACAGGAGCTGCGCAGCTTGTTTTCAAGAGCTACATCAGAACGTATAAGATTGAAGGCATGCGTGAGATCTCAGCAGCCGGTGGCGACGCAGTTGCAGCTTTGACTAGATATGTCGACATGATGCGTCGCTTCCAGGGCATTGAGGGTATCACGTTGCTAGATGCCAATGACAGCATGGAGGCAACAACACATGGTGGCTTCTCAGGCTTGTCTGACGCTCTACAACAGTTTGGCCAGCAACTTTCTGGTGCCCTTCAAATTCCATTAGTCCGTTTGTTTGGTCAGTCACCGTTAGGCTTTAATTCTGGTGATTCTGATTTACGCAACTACTATGATAACATTCGCCAACAACAGGTCAAGCAGCTGCTTGTTCCGATGACTAAGATCTATCGTGCGATTGCAGCTTCTGAAGACATCGAGCTACCAGAAGGTTTTGGCATTGAGTTTAAGAGCTTGTGGCAGATGTCTGATCTTGATAAGGCCAACGTGGCAAGTACTGTAGCTCAAGCTATCTCAGGTGCTGAGTCGCAAGGTCTAATCAGTCAAGCAGCAGCCATGAAAGAGCTTCGCCAATCATCTGATAAGACCGGCATCTTCACGAATATCACCGATGAGGACATTGAGGACGCTGAATCAGCTATGCCACCATCAGGTGAAGGTTTGGTGCCAGGTCATGAAGACGGTGGCGAGCATGAGGGATTCACCGGTTTTTCAGAACCTAGTCCAGCAAGCCATGTCAAACAGATAAAGCCAAAAGAATCAAATTTGCCAGCAGCTGAACCATCAGTTGAGAAAATTTCATCAGATGAAGCTGGTGCAAAGCCTGAAGATTTAGAGGCTCAAAGCAATGCTAAGAACATTTGATGCCAGAGGATCGAAGACTGAGTATCGTAAAAGTCAGCAGATCTACTTAAAAAGTAGAAAGGCTGAGCAAGCTTACGCTAGGCAGCTCAGACAAGTAGCTAAACAAGTTGGTTCAATTGTTAAGGGCTTTGTTAGCCCAAAGCAGATCACCGATTCTACGCAACTTCAAAACGCCTTGTCGAAGTATGCTGAGATGCTTCGTCCCTGGGCGAAGTCTGTCGCAACAAGAATGGTTGAAGATGTAGCAAGACGCGACGCCACCATGTGGGCAGATCTTGGAGCAGACATTGGTGAGCAGCTTCGTGGTGAAATTGAAACAACACCAACAGGTCAACTATTTAGAGATTCTATTAACGAGCAAGTTGATCTGATCACATCCTTGCCAACACAAGCTGCGCAGCGAGTCCACAAAGTAATTATTGACGGTATGTCTGCAGGTACTAGAGCTTCTACAATTGCGCAAGAAGTTTTAAAGACTGGAAAGGTCACTGAAAGTCGTGCGATGTTAATTGCAAGGACTGAAACCTCTAGAATCGCGACCGAGCTTACAGCAGCACGCGCTAGGACTGCGCAATGTACTCATTTTGTTTGGCGGACAGCCAATGATCATGATGTCAGAGAATCACACAAGAAGGTCGCAAACAAGATCTTTGAAATTGCCAATCCACCCATTGTCGATGGTCAACCATTACTTCCAGGTGGAATTTACAACTGCAGGTGCTACATGGAACCTATCTTACCGGAGATTAACGAATGAACATCACACTACACATTTTAGGCAAACGAGTCCACATCACGGATGCCGCTCCAAGAGTCATTGCAGCAGGTATTTTGTTTGTGGCTGATGATGAGATTCTTGTGATGAAGAGAAGTGAGGAATCTAATCATCCAGGTCTGTGGGATCTTCCAGGTGGTAAGGCAGATGATGGTGATGAATCAATCAGAGCTACAGCCATTCGTGAGTGCCGAGAAGAGTGTGGAATTAGCAAGGACTTTGATCGCTACGCAGATGCCTTAAAAGAGATTGCCCACACGGTTGATGGTCAGGCTGACTACACCACATTTATGTTACGTGTTGATAAGTTCGAGCCAAAATTGAGCCCTGAACATAGCAAATATAAGTGGATCAAGTTGCATGAATTACCTGATGATCTTCATCCACATTTACGTGACACACTAGAGGCTCTTGTGTTAGAATTGCTTTGATTGTGGTGCTTACAACACACCACATAACGCATTACAATACACACATATCCATCAACCACAAGGCGGGTTAATATGAAGGGTTCTTTTTATACCACTGAGAAGCTAGGGCCAAAACGGTCGCTTACACCTGAGGGATTTTTGCTTTGCGAAGATGTTCCATTAGCTAGAACTGGTATGATGATTTACGGCCCTGATGAAACACCGATTGACGCAGGTCCTGATGGTTTAGTAAAGATCTTCAGAGACGATGATGAAGTATTCCGTCCTGAAACAATGGCAAGTTTACTAGGCAAGCCAGTCACAAATGATCATCCTGATGAGGATGTAACTCCTGAAAACTGGAAAGAATTAGCTTTAGGTACTGCAATCAATATTCGTCGTGGCGAAGGTGCTTACGACGATCTTCTTATTGGTGATCTGATTATCACTGATAAAGAAGGTATCAAAGAAATCTTAGACAATGACAAAGTTGAAATTAGTCTTGGCTACGACGCAGATTATGAAGAAGTCCGTCCTGGTGTTGGACGCCAACTCAACATAATTTGCAACCATATCGCGCTGGTCGACCAAGGTCGTTGCGGCCCGCGATGCGCTGTTAACGACCATTCACCAAAGGAGATAGCTATGCCAAAGTATAGCCGTATTGCTGATGCTGTATCAAAAGGCGTAAAGGATGCCTTGCGTAAAGGAAAGGTTCATGACGAAGACCTCCCTCCACACGCAGAACCTGGTGACGTGCATGTGCATGTTCACGGCGGAGAAGTTGCTCCAACCCCAGTTTCTGGTGCTGGCACAGGCGACGAAGGCGGAGAAGAATTAGGTTCTCGCGCTCGTTTTACTGATGACGACATCCAAGAGCACATGGACAAGAACGAAGCTGAACATGCTGAAATGCGCGCCCGCATCGAAGCACTAGAGAAGCTGATTGCTGGTCAAGCAGGTGAAGGCGCAGCTACCGGTGACGAAGAAGGTATTCAAGGCGAAATCGAAGGTGCTTTGAAAGAAGAAGCTCCTGAAGGTACTTCAGATGAAGAAATTAAGATGACTAAGGATTCTAGCTTGCTAGTTGATTCTTACAAAGACACAATCGGCTTGGCCGAGATCTTAGTTCCTGGCATCCGTGTTCCTACGTTCGATCGCGCTGCAAAACCTGGCCAGTCTTTCAAGAAGATTTGTGGTTTGCGTCGTCAAGCTTTGGACGTTGCTTACAACCAACCTTCTACCCGCGCAATTCTTGATGAGTTGTTAGCTGGTAAAACTTTGAACACTAAACAGAT